GAATCAGAAAGTGCTATCTCAAAAGATATGATTGAGAGTCGTGGTGTAGATAGTAAGAGAATGGTAGTTGTTCCAGTTGCCACAGTACAAGAATTTAGAAATCAATCAATAAAAATTATAGACAAATATTTAGAACAACCAGAAGCAAATAGAAAACCTTTAATGTTTGTATTAGATAGCTTAGGTATGTTATCTACTACAAAAGAGATGGAAGATACAGCTGCTGGTAAAGAAACAAGAGATATGACTAGATCACAAATAGTCAAATCTACATTTAGAGTTTTAACATTGAAATTAGGTAAAGCAAATATACCTATGATAATGACTAACCATACTTATGATGTCATTGGTTCAATGTTCCCACAAAAAGAAATGGGTGGTGGTTCAGGTTTAAAATACGCTGCCTCATCTATCATCTATCTAAGCAAACGTAAAGAAAAAGACGGTACTGAGGTAGTTGGTAATATAATTCATTGTAAAAATTTTAAGTCAAGGTTGACAAAAGAAAACGCTATGATTGATGTAAGACTCACTTATGAAAAAGGTTTAGATAGACACTATGGTCTTTTAGAACTAGCAGAAGAAGCTGGTATCTTTAAGAAAGTATCTACTAGATACGAAACACCAGATGGTACGAAAGTCTTTGGTAAGTCTATCAATACAGAGCCTGAAAAATATTTTACAAAGGAAGTATTAAAACAGATAGATGACCATGCTAAACAAAAATTTTCTTACGGAACATAGAGAACATTTATTATTTTTTACACATTATACAGAAAGACTTTACAACTTTCCTCTTAATGACGATTTAATAGATGCTTTACATACAATAAAAAAAAATCAAAAATCAAAAGAAAACAAAACTTTTGATGATCCTAATTTTCAGTATGGTAATAAAACATTAGGTGGTTTTCAACCTTGTTTTCCAGTTGCCAATTTTACAGATATTACTAAAGAAACCGTACCATACTTACAAGACAAACATTTTGAAGCTATAAAATCTTTAAAAAATAATATAATTATAGACACGGTAGATGATTATATTAACAGATATTATCCAGATACTCAAAATGAATTAACGTATGCTAATTGGGCTGTTATGTATGATAAAAATTCTTTTCAAAGAATACATACACACGGCAGCACTTTATTTACTTCTATTTTTTATGTTGATATGCCTAAAACAAAATATCCATATGAAGGACAGATAGAAATAACAGATGTAAGTAGCAACCACGATGGATTAAAAACACAGGTGGTAGAACCTATAAAAGGTTTAATGGTAACTTTTCCAGGTAAGTATCCTCACTATACTTTACCTATACAAAGTGAGGGTGAAAGAATTGTAATAGTAAATGATGTTAGGACAAAAAATAATGACACACCAGGAAAATAAAAAATACGTTTTTGTACAAAAAGAAGGTGCAGATTGGACTGGTATAAAATTATTAGATGAAAAATATAAAGATGTTATATTTAAATATGGAAAGGTTGCATTTGCTAAAGATGAAAATCCAGATGGTACTTTACCTATGAAATTTGATTATAATATTTTACAAAACCCTAACCAAATAGACATTGACAAAAACGAATTTATAGATTATATTGGTGATATACTTTTAGAAGTTTTAGAAAAACAAATAAAGGAAGGTAAGGCAATCGTTGACTAGTGAAAGAATAGAAAAAACTATATTAAGAAATCTAATTTTTAATGAAGATTATACAAGAAAGGTTTTACCTTTCTTAAAAGAGATATATTTTTCTGATAGAAATGAAAAGATTTTATACAAACAGATAGAGTTATTTGTAAACGAATATAAAAATCTTCCAACGAAAGAAACTTTACTAATAGAGCTTAATCAAAGAAAAGATATAAACGAAGATGAGTTTAAAGCAGTAAAAGAATTAATGGCAACACTTTCAACAGAAGATGTTGATAGTCAATGGTTGTTAGATACAACAGAAAAATTTTGTAAAGATAGAGCAGTACATAATGCTGTATTAGATGGTATTAAGATTTTAGATAACAAAGATAAAAAGAGAACACCAGAGGCAATACCTACTATTCTTGCTGACGCTTTGGCTGTTTCATTTGATAATCATATCGGGCACGATTATTTGGAAGACGCTGAAGATAGATATAATTGGTATCACACAAAAGAAAAAAGGTATCAATTTGATTTGTCGTATATGAATAAGATTACTAAAGGTGGTATACCTAGTAAGACATTGAATATCGCTCTTGCTGGTACTGGTGTGGGTAAGTCTTTGTTTATGTGTCATTGTGCTAGTAGTTTTTTATCTCAAGGTCAAAATGTTTTATATATTACATTAGAAATGGCAGAAGAAAGAATTGCTGAAAGAATAGATGCTAATTTATTAGATGTGACTATTGATGATTTACATACAATGCCAAAACAATTGTATGATACAAAGATACAAAAAATTAATAATAAGACTTCAGGTAAACTAATTATCAAAGAGTATCCAACTGCATCTGCACACGCAGGTCATTTTAGAGCTTTACTAAATGAATTGGCTTTAAAAAAATCTTATAGACCTGATGTTATATTCATTGACTACTTAAATATATGTTCATCAAGTAGATTTAAAGGTGGTAATATATCTTCATACTTTTTTGTAAAAGCAATAGCTGAAGAATTAAGAGGTTTGGCTGTTGAGTTTAATGTACCAATATTCTCTGCAACACAAACAACAAGAACTGGTTATGTAAGTACAGATATTGGGTTAGAAGATACTTCAGAATCTTTTGGTTTACCAGCGACTGCTGACTTTATGTTTGCTTTAATATCAAACGAAGAACTAGAGTCACTAAATCAAATGAAAGTAAAACAATTAAAGAATAGATATAATGACCCAGCAATAAATAGATCATTTATTATTGGTGTTGATAGAGCCAAAATGAAACTCTATGACGTAGAAAATTCAGCACAAAACATTGTACAAAGTGATGATGTTAAAAAAAGTGATCCTGATACGTCATATGAAAAGTTTTCTGATTTTAAAATATGATTTATGATTTAAAACATTATGTTCAACATCAAAAAAGTTTTCTACCTAAAACTTTTTGTGATAAAGTGTTAGGTGAAATGAAATCTATAAAGTTTGAAGAACATACATTTTTTAATCCTAAAACAAATCAATATGCACCTATAAGTGGTAACCAAGAGTTATCAGTGAGTTTTGATAATACACCATCAAAAAATGAATTAACAGATAGATTGTGGAATGCAATAAAAAATTATAAAGAGTTTATAAACATGCCTTGGTTTTCAAGTTGGCAAGGATACTCTGCTGTTAGATTTAATGCATACAAAGAAAATAAAAAGATGGCTTTACATTGTGACCATATTAAAGATTTATTTGATGGTGAGAGAAAAGGAATACCAATATTAAGTGTGTTAGGTGTTTTAAATGATGATTATGAAGGTGGCGAATTTATAATGTTTGATGATTACGAAATAGAGTTTAAACAAGGTGATGTGGTAATATTTCCTTCTTTGTTTTTATATCCTCATAAAGTTGAACCAGTAACAAAAGGTACTAGATATTCATATATCAGTTGGGTATGGTAAAAAAGAAAAAACAAAAAGTAGTATTCCATAAAGGTGATAGAAGACCTAGCAAAGGTGTACAATTAAACTACTCAAAAGAGATGATGAAAAAGGGTAGAAAAATATTGTGGTGTGTTAGAGAACAACCCACTGATAAAATTGTGGCAAAATATTTCTTTGAAGAAGACGCTGATAAACTAGTTAAATTTCAAAATAAGAATCAAGTCTTTTCTAACAACGGTGGAATACCCTCCTTTTTATATAAAGTCTAATCAAAACATTTATAAATAGTTAAGATATTTGATTTTTTACTTGACTATGGACAATTATTTTGGTATAATGGAACAATTGGAAGAGGGATGTTTAGTTTTAAAGGATTTATAACAAAAGGTACAAATACACACCTAGAACATTTAGAAGATGATATTATCAATAATGGTACTAGAGGTGGCAGAAACGCTGTCAATTTTCTAAAATCATTAAAGAAAATGTTATCTAGTAATGTAGGCGGTAAGCTTAATGTTACAGTTAAATGGGATGGTGCGCCTGCTATTATCTGTGGTAAAAATCCAGAGAATGGCAAATTCTTTGTAGGCACAAAATCAGTATTCAATAAAAATCCAAAAATCAATTATTCAACTGGCGACATTAGAAAAAATCACTCTGGCGATTTGGCTAACAAACTTTCTATATGTTTAAGAGAATTATCAAAATTAAGAATGAACACCATACTACAAGGTGATTTATTATTCACGTCAACAGATTTAAAAAGAACAAGTATAGATGGTGAGGATATGTTTACTTTCACACCTAATACTATTACATATGCAGTACCAACAAATAGTGGTCTAGGTAAAAAGATTGCTAGAGCAAGATTAGGTATTGTTTTCCACACAATGTATTCTGGTAAAGATATGAAAAGTTTGAATGCTAGTTTTGGTAGATTTACAGGTTTACCTAGAACAAGCTCTATCTTTATTACAGATGCAACATACAAAGATTCATCAGGTAGTGTCACTTTCAATAGAGCAGAATCAGCTCAAGTTGATAGTATGATAAGAATGGCAGAAGGTTCATTGTCAAAAGCAAAACCAGTATTAGATAAGTTTATTACTAACGATGCATTGTCAGTAGGTTATAGATTAAAAACTTTCTTTAATTATTATATTAAAAATACTCAAGGCGATATGGGTAGAGTAAAAGATATGATTACACAATTTGAAACTTACTATGAAAATATGTTGAAAGCAGAAATAGATAAAGTTAGTAGAGAACAAACTAAAGACAAGTATAGAACAATATTAAAGAACGGACAAGACTTTATAAACAAACATAGACAATCAATATACTTTGCTGTGGCAAGTTATATTACTTTACAAAAAGCTAAAAACTTTTTGATTAGAAAATTAAATCAAATACAAAGTGTTGGACACTTTATAAGAACTGCTGATGGTTACCGAGTAACAGCGCCAGAAGGTTATGTTGCTGTAGATAGAGTTGCTGGTGCAGTAAAACTTGTAGATAGATTAGAATTTAGTAGAGCAAACTTTACAATAGCAAAAGATTGGGTAAAAGGATAATGATTAAAAGACATAGACAAAGAAACACACCATATTTAATGCCTATAAAAGAAGACGTAACTAGATTTTATATGAAGTTAAAAAGTAAAGTGTTATTTTATGGTTGGCAAATAAGAAGTAAATATAAAAAATGAAAAAGTTTAGTAACATATTAATTAACGAAGGCCTATACGATCCAGGTATATTTAAAGTATTCTTTTTAGCTGGTGGTCCAGGCTCAGGTAAAACTTTTGTTACTGCAGGTGCATTTGCTGGCACTGGATTAAAATTAGTAAACTCTGATAGATTTTTAGAGATGGGATTACGAAAGGCTAACTTATCTTTATCTATGCCAGATGAAGAAGAATATTTTAGAAATATTATAAGAACACAAGCTAAAGCAAAAACTGAAAAACAATTAGACTTATATTTAAAAGGTAGATTAGGAATAGTTGTTGATGGTACAGCTAGAAATTTAGAACTTATACAAAGTCAATATAATCAATTCAAAGCTTTAGGTTATGATTGTCATATGGTATTTGTTAATACAAGTTTAGAAGTAGCATTAGAAAGAAATGCTAAGAGAGAAAGAACAGTGCCAGAATATATTACAAAGAAAAGTTGGGAAACTGTACAAGCAAATATAGGAAAATTACAAAACATATTTGGGTTAAGTAATTTTTTTGTTGTTGATAATAATAGAAGTGAACAAGAATTAGTATCACAAACATTAAGTAGAGTTGGTGCTATTGTTAGAAGATTATTAAATACTCCAATAAGAAGTTACATAGCCAAGAGATGGATGGCTAAAGAAAGAGCGGCTAAAAGAAGATGATAAAAGAAAGTATTATAGACATACCTAGAAGAACATATGCCACAGGTGTATTTGATGACGCAGACACATCAAATCCAAAATTAAAACCTGTTGTTCTTAAAATGATAAAAGATCAAATTAAACAATTTGAGAAGTACCATCCTGTCAGCAAATATTCATTAATTGGTTCTATACTTACAAAGAGATATAGAAACGATGCAGATTTGGACATTAACGTATTGTTTGATGTACCAGAAAAAGATAGAGAGTCAGCTAGAATAGCATTAGCTAAAAATTTAAGAAGCATAAACGGAAAACTTATACCAGGAACAAAACACCCTATTAACTATTATGTGATAACTGATCCAAACTTAAAAGACAAGAATGATGCTATGGCTGACGCTATCTTTGATGTAGAAGAAAACAAATTTATAAGAAGACCTAAAGAACAATCATTTGATTCAGAAAAATATACAGCAGAGTTTCAAAAGAAAGTATCTGAAATAGATGTTGTAAAAGGTGAACTAAAAAGAGATATAATTGATTACGAAGAATTAAGAGAATTACAGCCAGATGATATATTAGATTTACAAGACAAAATTAATTCTAAATTAAATGAAATAGAAGATAGTATAAAAACATTAATTGACATAGGTGATAAAGTTATTAAAGATAGACAAGATGCATTTAATGACGATATGGGACCAGAAGAAATTAGAATGTTTGGTCAAAAACATAAACTACCTAAAAATGTCATTTACAAAATGTTAGAAAAATATCACTACTTAAAATTTTATAAGAAGTGTAAAGATATATTAGATGATGGCAAAGTTACTGATGATGAAATAGATGACTTGAAAAGTGAATCAATAGCTAGTAAGTTTGATACACTAATTAGAAAAACTATTAAGGCGCCTAGAATTAAAAAAGGTTTAGAGTTATATCTAAAATATTTACAACAAGGTGTCAAAGATGCTAAAAATAAAGCAGCTCAACATATGGGATTAGGTTATAGAGAGTTTGGTCTTGCTGTTAGAGATGCTGGTTTACCTGAAGAAGTAGAACTACAAGAATTTAGACAAGGTAAAAGAATGGCATTTACGTTTGGTAGATTCAATCCACCTACAATAGGGCACGAGAAGTTAATCAAAAAAGTATTAGCTCAAAGAGCAAACGACCACAGAATTTATTTAAGTAGATCACAGGACAAGAAAAAAAATCCGTTAGAACCAGGTTACAAGTTAAGAGTTATGAAACAAATGTTTCCACAATACAGTAGAAAAATTGAAATCATACCTACTAATATGGTAATGGATTTAGCATCAAAATTATACAAACAAGGTTATGAAAATATTACAATGGTTGTTGGAAGTGATAGAGTACAAGAATTTTCAACAATATTGAAAAAATACAATGGTATAAAAAGTAGGCATGGTTATTATCTATTTGGTGATATAGATGTTGTATCTGCAGGCGATAGAGACCCTGACGCAGATGGAGCAGTAGGTATGTCAGCCAGTAAGATGAGAGATGCCGCAGTAAAAGGGGATAAAGAATCTTTCAAAAAAGGTTTACCTTCTAATTATAGAGGCATATCAGATGTAGAAAGATTAATGGGAAATGTCAGAGTAGGTATGGGATTGCCTAGTATGATTAAATCAGCAAAGATTTATGAAGAACAAGGAGAAGAAATTATGACATTAAAAGAATTTGAACAACAACAAGTAAGAGATTTATATATTAGAGAACAAATTTTTAACGTAAATGAAAAAGCGTATAACAAAAAAACAGAAGTTACTGGTACAGTAGTTAGACGAGGAACAAATTACATAGTCATAGAAGACGATCAAAGTAACTTACATAAGTCTTGGATATGGGATTGTTTACCTGTATCAGCAGACAAAGAAGCAGCAGTGAGAGAACACGATTTAAATGTAGATTATGGATTTAAAGCTGTATCAGAAATATCTGAAATGGATAAATCACCACAAGATAAAACAGTGGGTAAAAAACCAGGTACACAACCTAAAAAATATTACAAGGACCTATCAAAAGGAGAAAAAGAAAAACGTGCAGACTTCTTTAAAAAACAAAAGTATAAAAAGAGTGATGACGAAGACGATTACAAACCTGCTCCAGGCGATAAAGGTGCCAAAACTAAACCATCTAAACACACACAAAAATATAAAAAGATGTTTGGTGAACTAAAGAAAGAATTAGTCAATATGACAAATAAAGAAGCTTACGAGATTGGTGCAGATTACGCCAATCATACAAAAGATATAACGCCTGGTGAGAAACCAGATGCGCCACCAGTAGATGCCAAATTAAGAGGGTATCCTAAAGACAATAAGAAACCCCATCCTGGACCTGCTGATGAAAAAATAACCAAAGAAGATATAGATAGTTGGGCAACTTCAAGTGAAACAATAGATAAATATAAGGAAAGGTACGGCGATGATTGGAAGTCTAAAGTTGATGAAGACAAAATAAAAATGTTGTCGTTTAAAGATTATGTTAAGTTTTAGAGATTATAAAGAGAAAATTAGTAAGAGTGTTCACTATCATATAGAGAACAAAATACCACTTGCTGAGAACATTTATAGACTACACAGCGAAGAATTTTATAAGTTGTTTAGAGAGGCAAGAGAGTTATTTAATGAGGGTATTTTAGAAGTACATAGCTCTTGGGATAGACAATTATTAGAAAGTGATATTGGTGAGTTTGGTATATACGAAGAAGAAAAGGTACCTTTAGATATACCGATTGAAGAAGAAGAAAAAAATCCACCTTTGAATAAACCAAAAAGAGGTGGACCTAAAAAGTTTTATGTATTTGTCAAAGATGGCGATAAGATAAAGAAAGTCACTTGGGGAGATACAACTGGACTATCAGTTAAACTGAAAAATCCAGAAGCGAGAAAAAGTTTTGCTGCTAGACATAAATGTGACCAGCAGAAAGACAAAACAAAAGCGGCGTATTGGGCTTGTAATTTACCTCGTTATGCAAAGAGTTTAGGTATGTCAGGTGGCGGAAACTTTTTTTGGTAATGAGTTTTCCGTTTGTTGATATACGAGATGTTTTTGATAAAAATAAGTTTACAAGAACATTTAAAAAGAATGTTAAATTAGATGAACTAGTTTGGCATAGAGATAGAAAAGATAGAGAATTTATGGTTATGGAAGGAGTTGGATGGAAGTTACAAATGGATAACGAGTTACCATCTGAATTGGAAGTTGGAAGAGTATATAATATACAAAAGGGAAAGTATCATAGATTAATGAAAGGTAACAGCGATTTAAAATTAGAAATTAGGGAGTACAAATAATGAGTTTTATAGAAACATCAAGGAAAGTTTACAAAGATGTTGTTGAGTCAATGTCAGCAAATCTTATAAAAAGAGCTAAAGAGATTGCTGCTAAAATGGCTGGTAGCTACTCTAATGCTGTAAGAGAAATAGAAAAATTACAAAGAAATTTATCTAATCATCCAGAAGTTAAAAAAGCACTAATGGTTGCTAACGAAGAAACATTAGATACTTTTACTAAAGAAGAAATATCAGAAAAGATTAAGCCATTTATGATTTCTTATAGTAAGAATGGTCAACACGCTGGATTTGAAGACGGCGATAGTTTAGCAGATATTCAAAACAAAGCAGCGTCATTAAGAAAAAAAGGTTTCACTATTGATAAAATGGGTAGATATAATCCACCTGTTAAAAAAGAAGAAGAAGAAATAGAAGAAGGTATCAAACCTTATGTTTCTATGCAAAGAGATCAAGCAACAGGTAAAATGAATTATGTTGTATTAGACAAAGATGAAAAAGAAGTTTTTAGATCATCAGATCAAAGAGTAGCAACAGACTATTGGAAAAAGAATTTTGACAAACTAAAAGAATCTAATTACATTGATTTAAAAGGTAAGATGACAGATAGTCAAATAGCAAATATCAAAAAAGTTTGGTCAGGTAAAACTAAAGCTGATTTAACTCAAGGTATTAAAGATATGATTAGCAAGATGGACCCAATTACAAAATTAGGTATCAAACAAGCTAAAATAAATGTATTATCTGATTTGATTGAAGCAACAATGTCACCTCAAATGATTTCTATTCTAAAAAGAGAATACGAACCAATGAGAGGTAAAAAGATTACAGCTGCTAGAGCTAGACAATTAATGAACATACTAGATAAATTAGATGATAAAAATTTAGAATTGTTAGCTAAACAAAATATACCATTTGTGTCTAGTGGTTCTCAATCAAAATTATCTGTTAGAAGAATGGGAGTTAAGATTACAAACTTTAATCCTATGGGTAGTTTTAAAGAAGATATGGATTACTCTGAAACAGATTTAGATGAAGCTTGTTGGACAGGTTACAAACAAGTAGGTATGAAAGATAAAGGTGGTAAGAAAGTACCTAATTGTGTTCCAGAAGATAACGAAATAGAAGAAGGTAAAATTAAAGATATATTCACTGCTAATAAAGAAGGTGAAAGTATGGCACAAATAGCTAAAAGATTAAAAATATCTTTATCTACAGTTAAGAGTGTATTAGGTGAAGCTAATATGGTGTCAGATATATCAGGTATATCAATCGCAGCATTAAAAAGAGAAGCGGCAAAATTTAAAATTAAAGTTGCAAGAGTAACACCTGGTGGCCCTATGGGTGCTGAGTATGAAGTCACATTTACAGGCGCAGAGAAAGACCTAATAGCTTATGCTAAAGAACATTTAGGTTTTGATGACAAACCTGGAACATATCAACAATTAAAAAAACATTTAAATATGGATTATGTTCCTGAGTTAGAAGAAATCACAATTAAAAAAGTAGATGGTGAAAAAGGATTTGATTACAAAGGTCAATTTATTACTGACCCAACTACAGATCCATCAGGTAGATTTGATGTTGATCCTAAAAAATATTACAAGTTGACAGATAAACAACTAAAAGATTTAAAAGAAGAATTACAAAAAGCAAAAACACCACAAGAAAAAATTAAAACAATGGTTAAGATGGATAAAATTAAAGCACAAGCTAGAAAAAGTTTTGATAAAGAAAAAAATAAAGAAATGGCTCAAAAACTAGCAGATTTAGAAGAAGCTGACTTATCTAAAAAACAAATTAAAATGGTACACAAAGTAGCAGACGATCTACCAAAGAAAGACTTTAAAGATAGATATGGTAAAGAAAAAGGTGACGCTGTAAGATTTGGTACTGCAACTAA